AGCATCTTCTATATAAAATAATAACATTTCACCTATTTCACTCATAACTTCTAGTATTTGTGAAAACGGAGAAGCCGTGGTAAATAAAGTGCCAGCCCTATTATAGATTCTACCTATATATGTTTTAGCATCTGTTATAATTTCAGAAGCTACTACTCTAGTTGTATTTAAAAATTTAAACTCTGCCATCTTATGCGTTGTTTTATTAACTTATATAAACTTGTAATAAGTACTTAGAGTCTATAGTTATATCTACGTATGCTATATCTCTTACTGTACCTTTAACAAAACTTACATCAGTTGATACATTATATTTTTTTGCTAGCGGACAATAAAAGCTTATTTGTTGATCGATAACCGATTTTATTTGAAAATTATTATAGTTTAATGAATAAATTAAGTCCTCTAGATTACATCCAAAATCAGTATTTCCTAAAACCTCTCTTTTATTAGTAAATAGTGTGGTTTCTATTTGTGTTATAAGTTGAGCAATTTCACCATCGCTATGTACTTTAAGAGGATTGTAGTTAGGGTCGCCTATTGTTTTGATGTAGAGTTCCATCTAGTATCTATTCAACTTTCTTTTATTATGAATGCATCATCCAATCGACACCTTCATCTCCCTTTATTTCTTCTATAATAGATGAAAGTTCTTCATCTCCCATAGATTTTATTTCTGAATAATCAAATTCTACATTACCTGGTAAAGAAAATTTGAATACTCCCAATTTTGCACCTAAAGATTGCTTAACTTTAGCTGAAACATATCTAAAGAAAATCTCATCAGAATACAATGCACAATCAGGTATAGTTTCATATACTTCGAGTACGACATCACCCTTAGGAGTATCCCCCATAAATTTAAGTTCTCCGGTTAATTGTGAGTAATGAAACGAAATAGGGTTTTCCATAATTTGCCTAGATAAATCAACTAATGATTGATTAATTACATAGTATTGTAACTCTTCTGCACCCCTAGCCGCACCGTCACCATCGTATACATTTCTGAATAACATACGCTCTAATGCAAAATCGGCTCCACTTTCAAATCGTAAATCCATGCCACCTCCGGGTTGATTCCATCCGCTTGCTAGGTCATATAAGCCAAATACAGAATAAACCATACCTCCTCCATCAACGCCGGCGTCTGGTAAGTGTAACGCACGATGTGCTTTAAAATAGTCCGTATTAAATACGTCATTAGGCACATGATAATAGTTTTCTTTTACAGAATACTCATAGTTTTTATAGAACCATTTTTTAGCTCTTTTCATTATATTAAGAACCTCCTTTTTAGGTAGGTTTATAGGAATCATACATGCTCCGGTTAAGTCGTCTGCAATTTCATCTAGGAATAAGTTTTCACACTCATTACTAAATTCTCTTGGAGTTCCTAAGCTTTCATTACTTCCACTTCTAATTTCGCTCATTTTACGATTTTATTTTTTTACTTACGACAACCTCAGTGTCTTCGAATCTAGCATCATCAGATATCATACCCTCTCTAAATATGCCTCCGGTCATTTTGCCTTTGAAAATACCATCCCTACCAAATACATAGCTATTAATAACTTTACAGCTTCCATGCACATAACATGACTCCACTTTAGATTCCTTAACTTCAGTAGACTGGTATAAGTTACACCTCAATAGCATAGAACCGTCTAATTTACAACCAAAAAGGTCACACCCTTCTATGTTGCCTTTAATTTCACAATCAACAAAATCATACCCCTCTAATTGAAAGCATACTGGAAATTTACCATCTTTAACTTGAACGTGACCTATATTTGAATCATAATTGACTATGCCTTCGGTCATACCACCTTGTGTTATAAGATTCATAACTTTATGTTTCATGCGATCCCAATACATGTCTATAGTCTCACCATGACTATTAAGATCTACTAAAATTTCTATCTTAGGCCAATTCTTATTTACGTTTCTAAAGTCCCTTAAAGATAATGCAACTGGCTCGTTCTTATGTAAAATTCTACGAAGCTCTAATTTATTCTCTTCTGTAAAATTAGAATTATTACAAGATTTCCACATTTGATAAACAAACATTTCCCATAAGTAAAAAATAGAGTCTTGCTTATCTTCATAATTTTTACCTCCTAGATATCTAAATTCCAAATAGTTTTTAAGTTTCTTCTCAAAATTAATTCCATAGTACTTAGTATTTGGGAAATCATAGTTATGAATAGAAGTGTTGACTGAATCATAGTGGAATGCGTCAACTTTTGGCATAACCCACTTAATGCTTTTAGCATAAACTGAATCTTCTCTATCGGGAAATAAGCTATAAACTTGTTTCTCATTAAAGTCCAAAATAAACTTAAGAGTGTTCATTCTAGAAATCATATTCTTATCCTCTAAAAAATCTTTATCAAATGAAAGATTTAAGTGAATTCCAGATCTTTCAGTTGTATAACCATTTTCTCTGATCCAACCTAAAACCTTAATCATAAGAATTCTAGCATTTCTATAAGGCATAGCCCCAGTGACAAGCTCCATTAGACCTTTACCACCTGACATATCTGGTTCTATCTTAAACTCCTTGTCAGTTGGTTCAAAATCAGAATGTGCTTTGTCTTCTATACTAATAGAGCGGCCTAAAAGATCCTCCAATTGCTTGGTGGTTTCTTTTAGGCCCAATTTAGAATAAAACTCAAACTCTACTCCACACAGTGAAGCGTTAAGTATCTCTGCTCTATTAGAATTTTTATGAAGTTTGTTCATCGGGACCGATATACTTTTCTTTTGGTATATATCAATCTCGATATGACATCATATTATGATGGTAGCTTTAAGAACACTTTTCTAGTTTCAGCTTCTATTCTGGTTATTTGAACGGTAATATTATCACCGCCCTTAAACACTTTAATTAAATCTTCGCCAACTTCACTTATGTGTAATAAACCAACTATACCTTCTTCTAAAGTTACAAAGATTCCATAGTCTTTAACTGCTTTAACTTTAGCCTCAACCGTACTAGGAACCTTATATCTTTCGTTTATATTGATCCATGGATTGGTTTCTTCAAGTGTTTTTTGAGTTAACGTAATCTTTGTATTAGAAACTATTTCTTTAATTAAGAATTCTATTTCTTCTCCAGGTTTAATACTTTGTGATTTATGTTTCTTAAAGGTTTCTTCATCTAAATCATTTACGTGAATCATACCAGTTAAGCATGTGTTAAATTCACAGAATACGCCATATTTAGCGGTTCCGGTTACTATTCCAGAAACTTTTTCAGTAATATTTTCTCGAAGCTTAGATATTTCAACCGGAATCATAGCCTGCAAATACTTTCTATGAGACACTACAATCGTACCTCTTTCGGGAGAGAATGAAACAGGTACAACATACATTTCTGAACCAACAATTGATTCAAAATCATGTAACTTATTAATACCAGCAAGAGAACCTGGCATAAAGCAGTCTACGCCTTGTACGTTAACGACATATCCTCCAGCTGAAATCATTTCTTTAACAACACCAGTCCATGCAGTGTCTGCCGAATCTATGCCCTCTCTTAGATCCATAAAGATACGTTGACGCATACCTCCAGATATAGTTCCTATAATGTTGCCTCTTTCGTCGTCATTAGTACCTTCAGTTATAAGAACAGATACTTCTTCGCCTGGCCTTACGTCTCTATATTGAGGATCCTCCTTGGAAAGTTTAACAAAGACAAGTTGACGATAGTTTACATCAACAGTCGCGTGCGTTTCATTAATACCATAAACTTTACCATCATAAATAACTCCAACTTTTAATTTAGGAATGAATTCAGATTCTTTTTCTCTGTTAGTCAAAATATCATAAAACTCTTGAGCATATGACTCTCTAGAAAATACCTTATCTGTACCTTCTACTTTAACATGAGGATTAGATGTTCTAAGAGTTTTTGGACAATCAGCTGCATACCCATCCCAATCAAATTCACCACTGTCAAGAGTCCATTTATCTCTCTCGCTTTCGATCCTTACTTCTGTTTGTTCTTGTTGAGCTGTTGACTCAGGTTGATTTACTTCAACCCCCTCGATGGCCTTTTTATTAATTCTAGGCCTTGATTTTTTTTGTGACATTTATTTTTTATATTAAAGGTGTAACATATTATATATCTATTAAACTGTGATTCCTTTCCACGGTGTAATAATTGGAAGAGGAGGAACCGATGTCGATAATCCAACATAAATCCCGCTAATGCTAGCTAAGTGGTCTTTAAACCCCTTAATTATATCATCTAACATTTTAGAAGTCGCAATATTAAAATCTCTCTCATTATCATATTTTGAAAAAGCATCTTTAAACCCCTTGGCAATGGGCTTTGGATTTCCGGGAAATAAGACTATAACACCAGGAGCGGGCGTAGGGGATACCGAAACAGGTGGCAAAGGTAAGAAAGCACCTGGCGCCATTGCAAATGTCCAGTATGCAACTACAGCTGTGCCAATGGGCAACATTAAAGGAACAGAAGGTTTTGGTCCTTTATCAGAATGCATAATTTTTAAAACTCCGAGAATAGCCAAAAATATAGCTTCTTTTGCAGTATTCATAGCTTCATTATAAATAGTTGGATTTATAGGCCTAACTTGTTGAATAGAAGTTCCTATTGCTAAATGATATTCATCAGTTATTTTTCTAGCCAGCTTTCTTAGTTCTTTATCAGTATCTAAAACTTCAATAGTTTTTTCTGGATCTTGTGGATCTGGAATCTCTATCATATCAGACACTGGCATATCTTCAGCTGGAATAACTCCGCTTGCGCTACCGTTCTTATTTTGAAAGAACGTCGTCATATTTGTTTTAAATAACTCGAAGCTCATTATAATATGCTTTGAACATTAAACTCTTCTTGATAATCTTCTAATAGTCTAAAATATGTTTTGATTACGGTCTTATTAGAGAACTCTTCTATATTATATTTAACTATCGTTCCGAGTTCGACTTCTTCTTCTAGACCTTGTATTCTACTAGCCATTATCTCTTCTCTAGCAGATGCATCGCTTGGAAGATCTCCTGATTTTTCAACGTTATACGTTATTCCTTCTGGAGAAGTTTCAGTTGCCATAACCTGATTACCATGCAAGAGTATTTCCTCTTCGTATTCTTCTCCTACAATCTTTTGACCCTGAACATCTATCTTAAAATCTTCAACATATTCTTGACATCTATTTCTAATTCTAGTAAAATCTAAAACTATAGATGATCCACTAGTTGTTATAGGTCTATTAACTTGCGTAAAGTCAGTTAATCTATGATATAAATTTTTATTACCATCGTATCCTCCCCTGACAGACAAAATAATTATATCTTCAAAATCATTTGGATTTGCGTCATATGTTAATTTCTCAATAGTTCCTTCTCTATTTTGAAATATATAAGCAATTGCAGCTGCAACACCAACAACATCGCCATTACTAAGTTTGTCCGATAGGCTGGAAATAGAATCTCCAAAATCGTGACTTCCAGAAAATGTAAAAGTTTTGTTTCCGGCTTTTAAGTTACTACTCAAAAGGTCTTCGCATGCAGAAATAATATTGCTGGCTACAGTATTATAGGATTGGCTAACGGTATGTGAATTGCCGTATATATCGATAAGATTGTCAAAAGTCATTGCCTATCATTTTTGCTGGATAAAACCCGGCCCTTCATTAGCTTTTATCTTAGTTTGCAAGTTAATCATGGCCGGTAGTTGAGGAGGTAAAGGAGGACCCGAAGGACCTACGCCAGTTGGATGCGTATGGCCATTAAACTGAGTTATAATCTCATCTAATAACTCAGCTAAAGTTTGACCTTTAACTGCGGGCTCATCTGTATTAGTTCCATCTGTAGCAATGTATATCTCATTAGAATTAAGAAATATTTGACCTTCTGGAGAGAATCTAATCATAGGCTGAGCTGTTTGAGAATCTCCGGTAGTCATGACTAAACCATCTTCTGGAGACCAATAAATTCTCACGTTTCTATCAGGATTAGCATCATAAACTAAGGATATAACATTATACGGCTCAGAACTATTCTGAAGTACTTCTGTCTTTAAGTCTGTATTTTGATTGACTTGAAATAGGTATTCAGGGTGGTAGATATCGCCATTATCAAACCTAATACCAACGATATCGCCTACTCTTGGTACTACATGATGACCAGGTGTCATTCTATTCATTGGAGAAGCCCACGGAATAGCTTCAACCGGAATAGTATCAAACTTACCAAATACTTTGACTTTACATCGACCGTTTGATAATGGATCTTGATTGTCCACTACTTCTCCTAGCCAATGTGCGTCTCTAATATTATCATTTATAAGTTCCTTTTGCTTCATACTCTTCTTTGAATAGTGTTGCCCAAATCTTTTGGAATTTTAGAAACTGAAGGATCCTTTCCCCTACTCGAAGTGGAGGGATCTGCTCCATATATATTACGAGGTTCAATCGGAACGCTTTTAAGTTGAGTTGGATCTGGGTAAACGTTATCGGGCATTCCAGAATTATCAGGTTCTCTAGAGCCCCCTCCTATTATTTGACCAGCTGCGTTTGCAATTCCATTTATACTACCAGTTCGGATAGCATCTTGTATAGTAGATGCCGCATTTACACCATATACGTTGCCTAAAAGTAGTTGCCCAATTGTATTGTTTAGTGTATTTTGTATAGCACCTTCTACTTTATTTATAGCTCCGCCTATTAATGCATCTTTTGCCCCTTGTGCAAGTAATTCTCCTGCAGTTTTATCCTCATCGCCCATACCTTCTGGCATACTATTTGCATATTGATCCTTAATATCACGTACAGTTTCGTATCTTATAGAAATAGATGGTGCAATAGCTACATCTGGGCTTTTACTTAAATCCTGAAAAACGGTATTAGTAGAATCCATATCAAATGTACAGTGTCCTAACTTTATTTGAAAAAATGGTTTATTTTGTCTGATATCATCTGGCGTATTAGAATTTAATATACCCGTTGCTGTTTTATTTGTATTTTCTCCTAAAACCCCAGACGAATCTATAAGATTAGCTAAACCCTGTACATTTGCATTTGTTTTAAAAGTTCTCACCTCTGAAACAAAAATATACATGCTAAATCTTCTTAAATTCACAGGTACAACCTCAACCCATCTATCAAGATCAAACATTGCTTTTTTATATAAGTCCATTAGACCGGTTACGGTTAATTCTACCGTTTCTAAGCAATCTATATCTATTCTACTATCAGATCCGCCTCTAAATGGATCTTCCATTTTATTATATTGTTTGGTGATTTCTAATCCTTTAACAGATTGCCAAAACCATGGCATTTCTTTATTTAGCTTTTTTAGTATAGCCTTAAATCTTTTTAAATATTTAACTCTATCTGGATCCTTTACTACATTTTCAAGATACCATTCTGCCCCGCTTTTAGCAAATAATGGAGATTCTTCTCCACTATACCAGTCAAACATAAAGAAAAAACTAAGATATGTAGGATCATCGTGTATCTTTTTAGTTACACGCATTTTTCTAAAATTATCTAAGGGTGTTAAATCTGCCATATTCTATATATTACATTTAGATAAGCGCTGCTATTCTTGTGGGCCATTCTCTTCTTATAAGGGTTATTGTTTGAATAAGTCCCTTAGCTTTACTATATGAATAATCTATATTTTCAATTATGTAATTACCCGTTAAAAATGAATCGGTTCTTGATTGTTCATTTTCACCATTGTTTTTAAACTGCCTTTCGTTAAACCCTAATTTTTCAGCCTCTTGGGTTTTTATATCTTCAGCAGCTTTTCGTTCATTGGTATATGCATAAATAATAACAGGAACCTTTTGGTATTTATACAAAGATGGATTAAATGAAGCTAAAGTTACTATTAACTTCATTTTAGATGCTTCTAAATTATTTCTAAAATTGTGTATCTTAGAATAAGAATGATTTTGATGTACATTACCTATTCCTTCTTCTCCGGCATCTTGTCTACCTACATATTTATGTTTTATTTGACCTAAATACCTATCTTCATCTCTTCTACCTCTTAAAGGTTCTTCGCTATCTAAAAGATTTTTAGAAGTTAAAGGATCTAAAGTAAATTCATTTATTTCTTCTAATACGTTATCGTACAATTGTACATCTCTAAAATGACCATGACTAGATACCACACTAGCTGAATTATTTTCCAAAGAATAAGTATTAATATAATTATTTAAACCCTTAAATCTAAAATGATTAGATATAAAAAGTTTAGACTTAATGTTATCAGCATCATCTGTCTCACCTATATCCTTGGATAAAGAAGTTGCAAAAGAAATTAAGCTTTCTTGAGAATCTTCAACGTCCATCATGTTTTTAGCGTTAAATATTCTATTTAAATCAATAAAGTTTAGATAATAATATTGATCTATGAACCAAAGTTGAAACGCATCATCAGAAATATATGAAGACTCGACTATATTTTCTATAAATTTAGAATGAGAAATATATGGCTGAATTCTTGTTTGATCGTCATTAGTAACATCTACGTTGGTGACTAGGCCTAAACCAAGATACTTAGCCTCTTCCTCAAGGTGAGACAAAGAGTTTCCGTATTCGTAATATCTACATTCTTCGCTATCTAAAAAAGGCACCTTTGCTTTACAGGTAAAAGAATATTTTGTGTTTGATTCTTCATTAGTGGGTATATTAGAAACTTTCAATATATCAAAATCCATATGGATAGATTTAAATGTAGATTCATTTTTAGAGCTTAAAAGGAATGTGAGTACATCGCCATCTCTTGGAAAAGAATCGGTTGAAAAATTATCTCTAGTATCTATGACAGTTAGATTTAAAGTAGGAATTGTACCTGAACAATTTAATTTAAATGACGTTATAGCACTAGAACTAAATGAATATCCATTAACAATAACATATGGCTCATTTACTCCAACTGTTTTACTTTGCTTAAATCCACCTTCTTCTTCACCTAAAGAATCAAGCTTAATTTCTGTAGGCATTATTGATGGCTCAATAACTGCATATGTATTATTATTTAATTCCATATTACCGGTTTAAAGTATCATTAATAGCATCATCCAAGCTAGAATCTTGACTATTAGAAAATTTACTTTTCCCAGGATTAGATAGTGAAGTAACAACACTATCATTTTGAGATTGAGCCCCAAATATTATAGCGCCTGCCTCAAACTTAAATGTTTTTTTATCAATTGCAATAACGTTAGGTGGAAGTAAGGTCTCTTTATTATACTTCTTCTTCATCGCGTCAGCTCTGCGTTGATCTTTTTTACTAAGCCTTTTAGTTTCAACAAATTGCTGCTTAACTAAATTTTCTTTATGAGATACTATTCTTTCTAAACGTCTAAATGGAAAATCAAGCCTAGGTATTTTTATTATTTCATCTTCTAATATAGAAAAAGGATCAGATATGCCATTAAATTTAAGAATTATATCCGCTTTAGAAGCATCTCCATATTCATCTAGAGCTATAAGATCTGGTCTACCCGAATTAAATTGGCTTACTCTTTTAAGACGATAATCACGACCTTCTACCGCATTATCTATTTTTGTATTAAAAAATACGGTGGGCTGTACCATAATTAGTTTTATGCCCTCAATTAATTTATTTTTTATTGTAGCTAAATTCATTATCCTACTCCCATTTCTCCGGTTCTAAATTTCATACCAGAATTCATTTTCTTTATATTTCCGTATGCGTCTACATTCATTACTCCATCTGGATCTATTAGGCCATTGTCGTTTCCTGCAAAAGCTGCAGATTCTAAGGCACTTAATGTTTTACCTTCTGGTGCTATATAAATTCTACCTTTTCCAACGTTAAACATACTTTCTATATCAGCCTTATCACGCGGTCTACCTGGTTTAAGAGTTATTGTAAGTTTTAATTTAGTAGGAAAGTCTTCAAATCCTAAAGGACCGTCAAACTCAAACTTTGCACTTTGTAATCCTAAATTACCAACAACCATCGCAGGGTTCATAGGATTTCCTATAGTTAAATGCCATTGGCCAGTTGGATCACCCGTTAAAAACGCGTTAAGTACAGTGGCACCTTGTGGACTTCCGAATAAATCCATAAGCTGATCTCCTATTAGTGCATTCATTGTATCTCCGGTTTTACCGTTTTGAAATAAATCTTTAAGTTCTCCCATTATATTTGACGCCATATCTGAAAACTCATCTTTTATATCTGTTAAAAATCCTTTAATATCTCCACTAGCAAGTTTACTTATATCGCCAAACGGTTTTCCTACTTGACCATTAGAAACACCTCTAACTGCCCCTCCCCAGAACGGTGCATTGTTAGAAGTGAGTACCAATAAATTAGTAATTGTATCCATAAATGCAGCTTTAGGACTTGTACGTCCATATGCTTTCATATCATAATAAAAATTAAGAGTAAATTCTTTATCAAAAGTTAATCCTCTATCTCTAACCATCATCTCTTTAATAACATTAAGGGGACCGTAAACGTGGTTTGGATAAGTAGAAGATAATGGATCAAAACCAGCACCAAGTTGAGCCTTTCTTCTAGCAGCAACCGGATCAAGACCTGAATTGCTAGTTTCAATAGCTCTTAATATAGGATTAGATTCCATAAAAGAGCCTACTTTTCCCCTATCGGTACTAGACTGAGCAGTTTGAACATCTGCTTCTACATTTTTCCAATTAAACCCTGTACCAAATGAAAATATTTCCTTTAATTCATTTCCTAACGTTGGACTCATCCAAGTTATAGCTCTTGCAATATCAGGTTGATCGCTTCGTACTTTCTCATTTGATACACTAGAAAAAACTTCAGGGCTGTATATGTCATCTGGCGCAGGAAATGGAAATCTACGTAATGTTACCATATAATTATTCGGTATAGCGCCGTAGTGTTCACATTGTATAAAATCTCTATGCGTATATTGACAGCCTGCGGGCTTATCTCCTGCCCATTCTACTATTGCACCAGCCGTTGGATTTTTAATATTGTTCATGTTTGCTCCTTCAGCGCCATCATAGTTCGAGATTTCATTTGCATTCTCGGTTCCCTTAGCTTTAGATTTATATCTAAATAAACTCCAACCATTAAAATTACTAGAAGGTGCAGCTCCTGGATCTATCGTCTGTTTGTTTGATGTACCATCAGAATCAGTAATGTATGATCTTCCGGTTATTGATCCATTATAACCTACATTAGCAGGATTAACCGATCCTTCTATGCGTTCCCCCTCTACAAATGTGGTAGCTCCTTGTTTACTTAAAATCTGATCAGAGTCCAATGTATCATTTCCTAGGGCATCTGCGATTTTTTCCGGTGTAATTTTTTCTTCACCGGTTAATAAATCCTTATAGGTATTAACACCGTCTACTGCACCTTGAAATGATATTGTTGACATAAACTAGACTTTATTTTTAGTATATATCTAGTTTTAGATTAACTTATTATGTAGTAGTTTTACATAAACTCAGTGGAGTCCATTTCGTCATTGCCTGGCATATATAACAAATCATCTATCCAGCCCCTTTGTTTAGGGTATCTTTCACCTAAAAATTTCATTAAAGCCTTTTCGTATTGGCCTTTAGTTTGAAAAAAGAAATCACCCTTAGTATATACTGTTCTATTAGTCAACTCAAATATTTCTCTAAGCTTCATCTGTACCATAAAGGTTTGTAAACTATTAAATAGCTCAGTTTGTTCAGCTTTAGTCCTAGTACAAAATACTGAATCTACTACTATTAAATATTTTTGCCAATTATCTCCACTAAATACTTTATTTTCTAAGTCTTCAACTTTAGAGTATTGTGAACGACTCAAATTAATTTTAGTTTCTGTGCCCTTAAAATTTCTAATAAACCTACCCCCAAAGAGATTCTTTTTTAAGAAATAGATGTTATCATAAAATTTAATGACTTTAATTTGATACTGTGGATTAATATCATCGAACTTAACATCATAAACAATACATCTAACAGGAATAAGTACGTTGGGTTGTTGAGACGTAGAAATAAGGGCGTGAATATGGTCTCCTTTTGAAAATATTTTGTGCTTAATCATTATCGATAAACTTTACATTATCGAATTTACTTAGAACCCCTATTTCCGGATAATCGCAACGATTAATGATAGTTAGATCTAGTTGATACGACTCAGATAAAAGACTAATAAAGTCTCTAAGGTTTTCGACAGTTTCTTGATTTAGAGTTTTAAATAAATAAGCAGCCCTTGGAGACTCATTATCTTTTTCTAGTAATCCTCTAAACATTTTTTCTATATGTAAAGTTACTATAACATCAGAAGGTTCATTACCATATGGATCACTTTTAAGTAACCTAGAATAGATGTCTGAATAAGATACTACAACATCATAATCCTCTGATTTTACATACCGATTAAACTCAGTTTTAGTTTTACACCATATGCCATCTATTTTTAAATCCATTTAACTTTTATATTTTTCTAGGCGCTTGATTTGCTTTTCAAGTTCACTAATTCTTTTAGCAGCTTGTTCCTTTGTTGGCTTATATTTACTACCCCATTCTGATGTAATGACTATTTTAGATTGATCTAAATCAGTGCCTAGGTCCATGCCTAAATCTAAAGCTAGTTCATTTAAGAAAGAAATTTTGGAGTTATGAGAATCTAATCCATCAAAATCATAGACTTTACGAGACTCGAATTCTTCTCCAGCCCCATTAATATTATCGTCGTGTATGATTTTAATGACCCCGTTCTCAGCTAACTCAATAGCTATTGTAATCATTAATTGCGTCTTTGATTTTTGGATTCGTCAGCTTGTTTCATAAGTTGACGTGCTTTCTTTTTGTCAGATTTCCATGTCTCCTTATTCTTAAATGTAGTTAACATCCAAGCTTCTGCCAACATATCAATCTCTTCTTCGTTATAACCTTGTTTTGTCCAACCCGCTTTAACATCTGTCAACTTAGACTCTACAAATTCAGCTTGACTTTTTTCTAAGCGATCTAAATTAGATTCATGTATTTTACGGCCGTTTTCTCTTTGAGCTTCTCTAAATTCAACAGCCGCAGAGCTCATAGCATTCATTTCGTTTTTAATCTTAAGAACTTTTTGCCGACGAAGCATATTGCGACGCTGCGCATGATTTGGCATAGCAAATTGCACCTGAGGCTGTTGCTCATTCTGATTTTCCTGAACTTGTTCTGACATTGTAGTATGATTTAATAAATGTTTCAATTTGAGACTTGAGTTGGTCTCTTAAGTTATCTATTTGGCTTTCTATGAGCAGCGAAATATTCTCATGTAGATCGTCTTCTGTTAGATCCATCTCATCCTTAAGCATCTTGTAGACAGACTTAGATGGAATGTTAACACTAACAGGCATATCAGCGCTATTCTTTTTACTCATCTTCTTAAGCATCTCCAGCATAACGTTGGTTTCTGTTACTGTCTCTGATATAGATTCAACCCCTTTAGCTTCAACTTTAACTTCGGGTTTAATTTCAACCTTAGACGGGCTTGAACCTCTTTCCATGGTAGTTAAACCCAATGGTTCTGCAAGTCTTTTAGCCTCATCTAGCGTCGATGCTCTCAACGTATACTCGTTAATTAGGCTCTTGTTAATTCGCGTGCCATCAGTAAAATAAAGCCACTGTTTATCGACCTTTTCTACATCTTCAGTTACGACTTGACCCGCTCGTTCGCTCTTCGTCCATATGAAGATTCCGGGCTCTTTTTCTTTTGTTGCCATCATTCTAAATAATTTGTATAGATTATTCCGAAGGTTCATTGCTAAACGAACTACTTTCCTCTATATCATACTCACCTGCTATAAATTGTTTAATAAAATCTATAGAGTCTTCTGGTCCCATTACGGCATCGGCCTTAACATATCGTCTTGACCAATCTTTAAAGAATTGTTCGTTGCCCTTAGTTAATAGCTCCTCCTTTAATGAATCTATAGAAGGAACAAAAAGTTTATTGAATCCCATTACTTAATTGTTTTAATACGTTGTTTGAAGCTAGGTGGAAATAAATCTGGCTTATTTATCAAGCTTCTAAAGCAAGCGTCCACCACATATGTGACA